GTCTTACACTAGATCGTTTAGTACGCATTTATCAACTCTCAACAATGTTCGTAAATTATTCAAACATTAAATGTGACTTTAGAGATATCCAAATCTCAAATCTAGTATCCGTAAAATCCATCGAGACAAATCCATCTAAAATTACCAGGGAAATAGCCCGCGAGGGTCCCAACTATCAGGAAGTAAAAGCTACAAATAGCTCATATTGGTATAAATTTAGAAAGTACTTGGTCCAAAGACGACAAAATGAGGGATATGGTCCCCATCCAAGTGCAGATGGAAATGCTAATGATCGCAATGAATTTCAATTGGCGACAACAGGCAGCGCCCCTATGGTAGCTGCTTTACAGCAAATAACACCAATTTACAACCGAGATATGGCCAAGTATCAAAGAAATCAAGCCAATCCTCGCCACGGTGCTAACGCTATAGATGATATTTTAGCATTAAAGAACAAATACGAAGTTCTCCTGGATGAAATAATTGAAAATGAGTCAGAAGATAAGGACGAGAAAGTACTAGCCAACCAGAAAAGCAAAGCTAGGAGTTTGGTGTGGAACAAGCTAAGAGCGAATCAAATTAATTTTGATAATGATAACATCAATAATCATGGACCAATTGCACCACAACCTAGAAATGCATCAGTGAATGCAGCAACACAAGTAGACTCAACGGAAATGACAACGGATACAGATGACTTAGAACTGTCCAACGCATTCTTCTTTAATATAAAGAATGATAAAACGATCTTTGAAATAAATGATTTTGATCATAAAAAGTTAAAAGATATTATGAGAAACAAGCTAGCTAAACATTCAGCATCTCTAAAATTAACGTATTTCTTAAAATGCAAGTATGCATTCAGTCCTAGAAGCGCTAACATCATAATCTCAATGAGAACTGATGCTAGAGTTTGGATGACTATGAATGATTACAAGATGGAAACACCAGAGGAATATGATATGTTGACAACAGCAGTATTAGCAGCTTATTTCATTGATCAAAATGAATACCTTTTATTTCAGGTTATGAGCGATCCAAAATTTTACAACGCTACGTATGATTTCAATCAGTCAATGGCAGGAATAACACCAATGTATAATCACAGTATGCTTAACACTCTTTTCACCAACAACCGCAGCTTGCGAGGACATAAACAAAGTCTATTGTTTGGTGATAAAGTTACTGTAGATTATAATGCCACATTAAAGAACAACACCATCTAAAAATGCTATATCCCAATGCTAGCGCAATGCAATGATTATCGAATGCAACACCGGTTTAAAAATAGTTCCGTTAGCATAGATAGCAGGGGTATGGCTCAACATAGGCAAAGCACCTATTATAAAATTTTAAACATCAATACCGGTTATGAAAAACAATGGGGTTATTACAACAAGTGTCCGTGCAATGAATTTGATTCTATAATAAATAGACATTGTTTGTGCCAAGAGGTCGATCAAACACACACGACCTACTTGAGATTCCAAAATAAAATGAAGGAAACGTCTGACAAATTAAGTAAACAGCATGATTTTAAGAAATGGGATTTCAAAACGCTAATACAAAACACGAGAACTAAGAAGCGAGGAAGATATCGAAACGCTTATTTGAATCTTAAAAACAATAGACACATATCGCTAAATTCAATGGCCAAGATCCAAACATTTATAAAATATGAGAAAATATCGCAGGATAAGTTAGATGATAGAAAACCCGCTCGACTAATACAACATAGATCATATGAGTATTTATACTTATTGAAATCTTTTGTCGGGCCTATGGCGGATATCATCAAACGAAGCAACATCAAGATAAATGATAGACAACAGTTATCAGAGATTTTTGGAGTGGGAATGTCAATCGAGGAGTTATCTAATCGAATAGTGGATGTCCATAGTCGGCATCTAAAACCAGTAGTATTGTGTATAGATCACTCTAAATGGGATGGACATTTCAACAAATATTTAATGAAAGAATGCCACAAATTTTGGAAGGCATTAATGAAAGATCATTTATTTTCCAAACTCTTGGATATGCAATTGAACAACAGCTGTATAACACAAAATGGATTAAGATACAAATGCGAAGCATCAAGGATGAGCGGAGAATACACAACATCTATTGAAAACTCACTAGCCAACTACTTTATATTACAATCAATTTTTCCAAATGCCAGTATTATAGTGAACGGGGATGATAGCTTGGTTTTCCTTGACCACAAGGATTACGATAAGAACATAAATATACCCGCTCTTTTTACTCCATTTGGTCAAGAGACCAAATTAGATAAAGTAGCTTACACTATTGATGAAATAGATTTCTGTCAACACCGCATGATAAAGTATAAAAATGGATATAAACTATGTAGATCCTTAGATAGATTTCTCGGAAGAATCCAGTATTGCGATAAGAAATTGAATGACTTAAATTATGATAAGTATATAGCAGGAATGGCTTTGTGTGAATTGAATGTTGTAAAAGGAATGCCAATATTACAGAACTTTTGTTGTCATTTATTGGGATTGGCCAAATTTAGGGGTCCATTAGAGATAGCTAGAGATGACTTTAAGCATATTAGCTCGACTAAACTTGAACTTCAAGAGGTTAGTTGGGAATCTAGGCAGTCATTTTCCGATACTTTCAATATATCTATAACTGAGCAATTACGCTTGGAGAAAATCTTTTCTTATGAGAGTAAAACGGTCACGAACTATCTTGAAAAACACCAGCAGTTTGTAGAGGGTATTGAATCTTGGACCCTTTGAATCTGACCTACAGATACAACATTTTAAAACACAAACCACACACAACAACATTATGAGACGCATACCAAACGCAAACACACTTAATAGAGTCGAAAGAAGCCTAAATAGAAGAGGCAAGAAGGGACCACAACATTATAAATTACCACCCTATCTCCATTGTAGATTCTCAGATCCAGATACACCAGGTAAATCATCATTTAGACCAGATGGTGAGGTAACTAACTCGTTAAACACAGATTATGTACAATCCTATGATATATCATGCACTAATGGGCATTTTAGATTAAGAATTGTACCATTCTTACCTTACCAAGCTATAATAAGAACAGGAACTAATGGGACCAACGATACAGTAGTGAATGGAATGGTTCAAACCGCTCCATCAGGCAGAATAGGAGTAAGCAGATATTTACCCTCAACATTGGGTTTAATGGACGCTTACGGTTTATTAGACGATGCCAAAGTACACCCAGTAGTATCACCAAACGCAGCAGCAGCGCGAATTACCACAGTATCTTATTCTCTAGTCTACACTGGAGCACCAATCGACGCAGCGGGTACTTTAACGACCAACTTTATCCCTTTCAAGACGGAAATTGCACAAGGAAACTCAAATCTACCGATAAAATTCGAACGAGGTGACACGTTTGCTGTAGTAACAAGAGCAATCGGCAAAGCACAGTATATGCTCGTGGATTATTCAGGCGGGTATGATATGGGAACGATACCAATGAGTCAGTTTACATCAAGTTACAGAGTTGACACACCCATCCATGGGGTTTTGCACGCAACATCTAGAGAGAGAGGTCTGAGACCTTTCCGAGAATTTGGGGTTTACCCAATTCCAGATACCTGGGATTTTGGGACAGCCACAGAAATAAATATGATAGCGGATCCACCAAGTTCTAATTCGCTACAAGCTAGAGATTGTTGCATAAACCTTATCGATGATAATTTCGACATAACTGAGATAGCTTACAATGGGCCCGTTGGCACAGCCATGGGTTTCAGACTAGTTGTCAAAACTTGTGTCGAGTACGATGTCGAACCCACATCAACCTTTGCAGCATTTGCTGTCAAGAATGACCAACTGAAACAAGGAGAACTAGCACAGGAGCAACGTGTTAATAACCAACTCAAACCAGCAATACCGGCAGATAAACCGCTAATAGTCAAACCCGAACCCACCCAATCTACATTAAATCAGATAGCAAAAGGCCTACAAGACACCAAAATTTCGTCAGTATTAAACGCTCTGAAGAAGAAAACAAACCAGGCAAGCACTGTTACAACAATACAGACAGTGCCAGCTGGGAGGCCACAAACCGGAGCCGGCAAAGGACGCGGAGCACGAACCAATAGTAGAAAGGGTCGTCAATGACGGATTGACTAGAATCATCAGCAAAGTCAGAGTGCCCAACATGGCAACACCGAGATATAACTACGGCAAGCCTAAGTTGCCCGCGGTAAAATCTTTAAATCCATACACAATGCATGCAATGGCACATCTAGGTAGACTAATGTTAGGTCCCTTATTTGGACTAGACAATGGCGAACCTAGAGAGCCAGATTAACAAATCCTGTAAGAAACGCCATAAATACTCACTAGAGCAGGAGGCTGTGTATTGGATACCATCTGACAATACCCCATTGTGTGACGCTGCATACATACTATTCGAGTAAAGGACGTATAGTACACCAACAACAAATGCAACGTTGCCCAATTTATTATTATTATTATATTATTTAACATTTTAATAGACATTTATTTTTAGTTTGTTTCAAATCTAAGCAAGATTAACTATATATAAAAAGGTCCTACAGACGTAAACAATTTGCAACAAAGCTTGTCCTGGGAAAACAAGCCGCTTGGATTGCAATGCGGAAGCCGTGATTGGTTAAGCTGTAGAAACCACAAAAACCATCTTGCTTGGACTAAAAAATACAAAATTATATAAAAATTGTAGTGAACTCATAGGCGCGGTTAGTAAGTACCTATCAAGTTCGTTAATACTCTTCTTTCACAGACATCTACCACACATGCCTCTAACTCTCACACATTAACCAAGGATTTAGGCAAGATACTGTTAACAAAATGAGGACACTACAACCAAAAACAAATCAAAAGGATGGAATAAAAGGGGTCCATCAGCT